TGACTGGTGCTGGTTCAGGTTCTTCACCTTCTGGTGCTCAGGCTTCTGCTGTCAATCCTATTCCGTATCAGGCTTTTCATCCTGACTTTTCGAGTGTGGATACTGCTTTGGCTTCATTTGCTCAAGCTAAGAAACTTATATCTGAGTCTAACCAGATTAATGCTATGACGCCATATATGATTGAAAAGATGAAAGGTGATACGAACTATAAGCAGATAGGTATCGGTGAATCTGGTTATTGGAATAAGCAGACAGGTCGTATTTCTGCTGAATTAGACCAATCTATGGAGCGTCAGCGACTGGAGAACGCTGTTACGGCAGGAAAGCTTTCGGCTGCTCAGACTACTCAGGTTTATTTACAGTCTGATGCTCAAGCTATCCTGAATAAGTATATGGATTCTCAACAACAAGCAGACTTGTTTACAAAGTCTCAGTATTTGTATAACTTAGTTCAGCAAGGCGCTTTAACTAAGCAACAGGTTCGTACTGAAATAAAGCGTGCTATTCAGATTTCTGCTCAGACTTTGGGTCAGAAAATTGATAATTCTATTGCTCTTCGTACTGCTGATGCTCTGATTAGTGCTACTAATATGGCTTATTATACTCAGTATTATGATTCTCTTTGGGATTATAAAAATGTTGGAATCCGTAAGGGTGTTGAATATTCTAAGAATAAGGCTATTCGTGACTATTATAAATGGTCTGCTGGAAATGCTAAAAAGGATTTTAATTCTTATGGCCTTCGTAATACTATAGATTACGGTACGAAGTTTATTCAGAATATTCCTCGTCCCAAATTTAGTTCTCGTGGTAATCCCTCTTCAGCTAATGGTATTGGTTATTAAAACTTATAGTTATGTTTGAATTACGTATTATGAATCGTCAACATGTGATGTTTTCTTATGTGTTTAAAACTTTGGATGAGGTGTTTGACCAAATTCGTTGTTATGAGGAAAAGCATAAATCCTTAACTCTTAATTATTTCCCGGTTTATCATATTATTCCACGATGATCTTCAGGACTAGAAGCCAATCCCGGCGCTTGAGGGATATACACCCGCCGCCCGCGTAGGGCCTGGTATAAAATGGAGCGGAGCGACTTCCTTAGAGGAGCGTTCCGCTCCGGTATTTTAGCACGTAGGTGCGCAAAGGCAGGTTCTATCTGACCTGCCGTGTCTATACACCCTGTATACATCCGCTTTGTTATTTAAGCGAAGCCCCTAGTTGTGTCCGAAGGAAAATTGAGTTATCATCTCAATTTCGCCTTTCTCTTGTCCATAAACGCACAACTCACACCCAGCTGTAGAATCTTAATTCCCAAAAAAAAACTCCAAATTATTTGTTTATTTGAAAAATACTTTTTTCCTTTGCCCCTGTAGAAACCAACTCATTAAATTATTAACATTTAAAATTTTACAATTATGCAGAAATTTATTATCTCTCTTAAAGACAAACAGACTGGTCGTGATGTTATGGCGCCTTATATTGTCAATTCTTTGGATGGTCTTGGAAATTATTCTGAGCGAGTTTCTCCGCTGGGTCTTATTATTATTGTGGACTCGATTAAGGAAGAAAGCAATTTTGTTGAACTTAAAACTCAAAGCGATGAAAAGTAATAATGTTTGGAAAATTGTAATTGGTGCTATTTCTGCTGCTCTTGGTTACATTCTTAATGCTATCGGATTATGAACTATTCTCTTATGCATTTTCTTGAGTATCTGTTATTTTCTAATGTTCATTTTACAGTGACCAGCGCACGTCGCACCCCTGAACAGAATAAGGCTTGTGATGGCGCTCCTAATTCCCAACATCTGATAGGTGAAGCCATTGATATCAAACCTTACGGTTCTACTAGTTTTAGCAAGTTGCTTGAGATGATTTATGGTTATTCTGATCATGTTTCTCCTTTTGACCAACTTATTATTTATTCTGACTTTATTCATATTTCGTTTGGCCCGCGTAGTCGTCTCCAAGTGATTGATAAAAGGAAATAATTATGAAATATACTCCTGAATTACTTAAAGCTGCTGATCATTGCCAGCATCGCTCTTTTATAACTAATCGTTACACAGGTCATCGTATTGCTGTAGACTGCGGACAATGTGATTACTGTATTCATAAGCGTGCTCAAAAAGCGTCCATGCGTGTGAAGACCGCTGGAAGTGCTTTTAAGTATTCTTATTTTGTGACACTTACTTATGATAACGAGCATGTTCCTTTGATGAATTGTGAGGTTCTGCATAGTGAGTATGAAGATGCTTTGAGTATTTCAGGAGATAAAGTTTTTGGTTATGAAAAACATTCGTATATTCCGGTATCCGAATATAGTTGTTCAGATACATCTCGCTTGTGTCATATATTCTTTACACAAGTACAGGGTACAGTGCCGTATAACCGCGAATCATCTCAATATGAGCCAGTTAAGGATAATTGGTTTCTTTCTATGGATGCTATCCGTTCCTTTATTGCTAAGACGAAGTCCGCTACACCTTACGGTAAAGAAGGAGAGCTTTCCGCTAGATACGGAGATAATCTTCTCCCTTATCTGAATTATGTCGATGTTCAGAACTATATTAAACGATTACGTAAACATTTAAAAACAGCTTTAGGTTCTTATGAAACGTTACACTTCTACGCTGTGGGTGAATACGGACCAGTCCATTTCCGCCCGCATTATCATATCTTATTATTCACAAACTCGGAACAAATCTCAAAGGTATTACGACAGTGTCATGATAAGAGTTGGAAGTTCGGTCGTTCAGATTTTCAGACTTCCCGCGGTGGAGCTTCATCGTACGTTGCGAGTTACGTTAACAGCCTTAGTTCTGCTCCCTTATTATATCGAGCATGCTGTGCATTTAAACCCCGACAAAGAGCGTCTCTTGGATTTTTTGAGAAAGGCGAGGTTTTTGAGGAAGGTGAAGACGTCTATCACGCGATTGAACAAAAAATCGATTCTGTCGTTAATGGACGAATCTATAACTTCAACGGGATTAGTGTTAAATCAACTCCCCCTATGTCGTATATCCGTACTTTACTCCCCCGATTCTCAAGTGCTCGCTATGACGATGCTGTTGCGATTGCTAGAATTATTCGAGCTGTTGCAGATGCGCCGAAAAGAATTGCAAGATTCGGTATTATAGCTTATGATTCCGATTCTATTTTATCTATAACCCGTGCTTATTATAAATATCTTACATTAACTAAAAATAATTTATTTAATGATGATGAGATTGTTTTACATGCTGCTAGGTGTTCTACTAGGTTTTGTTTTAGTTCTGTTGATTTCGACACTGAATCTTATGTTAATAAATTGTATCGGTTATTCCTTTATGTCAGTAAGTTCCTCAGGAATTGGCATCTGCCTTTCATTGGAGGCAATCTTGATCCTTATACCAATCGTATTATATTTATCATTAAAACAGGAATAGAATATGAGAAGAAATCGGACTATGTACGAATGTGTGATTCGTTGCGAATACAACAGACTTTGTCTGCCCCTATGCTTCGGTATTTCTATTTACCAGCCGAAGGATGCGAAATGGCGACCATTGGTATCGGTGAAGACGGCGAGTATGCAGACGGATTTATTCGTCCCATTAAAGAACAAATACGAGTACCGTTTGATGACCCCAGAATCCCACCTCTCGCGACTTGTAATTACTTTAAATCTGCGAAACCCGATACAAGAAGTGCCTATGATAATGGGCAAAGTAGCGACTTACAAAAATGTCTTGATTTCCGTGCTGCTACCTTCTGTCGCGATATGATTAAGCATAAAAAAATGAATGATGCAAACAATATATTTAACCGTATGGTCTAATTTAAATTAATTAATTATGAGTGATTTTAATCCGCTGGATCGAGCGAAAGTTGCCGTGCATCGCTCTTCCTTTGATTTGTCTAGTAAAAAACTATTTACGGCAAAAGTTGGGGAGATCCTTCCTTGTTATTGGCAGATTGCTATCCCTGGTAACAAGTATCGTATTTCTTCTGATTGGTTTACTCGTACTGTTCCTGTTAATACGGCTGCATATACTCGTATTAAGGAGTACTATGATTTTTATGCAGTGCCGTTACGCTTGATTTCTCGTGCTCTCCCGCAGGCGTTTACTCAAATGACGAACTATATGACGTCCGCTGCTAGTAATACTGCTAATACCGAGATGTTGACTTCTGTACCGAATACAACGTTAAACTTGATATCGTTGAGTCTTCAGACGATTAATGGTCAAGATGTCTTCGATGATGCAGGTCTTCCTTATGTCTATGGTGCCTCTAAGATATTAGACATGCTTGGATATGGTTCATTCCTTGCGTCCTCGAATACTGCTAAAGCTGTTATTACCAAATCTTATTTAGGGATTCAGTCTCTTGAAGATATTCTTAATCCTTTGATTTATTCTGCTAGTCAGACTGTAAACCTTCTTCCGTTGTTGGCTTATCAGAAGATATACTATGATTTCTTCTCTGACTCTCAATGGGAAAAACACTTGGCTTATTCCTATAATGTTGATTATTGGGATGGTAAATCTCAATTGGATCTCGCTCCTGAGATGCTTCAGCTCCGCTATGCTAACTATCCGAAGGATTACTTCATGGGTATGCTTCCTTCATCTCAATATGGCTCGGTAGCTGTTTTACCGGCTACTGTTCTTCCTCAAGATCCTAGTAATTCTTTGATTGCTGTTGGTTTACCTCAAAATAGAACCTTTATTCAACAATCAGACTCTAGTTCTGTTTCTACTGTGGACTCTGCTGGTGCTTCTGGCCGTGCTGTTATTCTTAATTCAGACCTCTCCGCCCTCTCAATTCGTGCTACAGAATACCTTCAGCGCTGGAAAGAAGTTGTTCAATTCTCTAGCAAAGACTATTCAGATCAGATGCTGGCTCAATTCGGAATTAAGGCTCCTGAATATATGGGTAATCACGCTCATTATATTGGAGGTTGGTCTAATGTGATCAATATTAACGAAGTCTTGAATACCAATTTGGAATCTGCTAACTCTCAAGCCGTAATTGCTGGTAAAGGTGTAGGTTCTGCTTCTGGTCATACGTTGACTTATGATTGTGGTGCCGAACATCAAGTAATTATGTGTGTATATCATGCTGTTCCTATGGTTGATTGGAATCTGACTGGCCAGAATCCTCAGTTGACTGTTTCGGCTATTACTGACTTCCCCCAACCTGCATTCGACCAATTAGGTATGCAGCCTGTTCCTGCTTTGAACTTACAGAATAACCCGTCTCGTACTGTTTCTAAAGCTCTTGGTTATAATCTTCGGTACTGGCAATGGAAGTCTAATATTGATACTGTTCATGCTGCTTTCCGCTCTGGTATGGCGTATCAGTCTTGGTCTGCTCCTATTGACGGTTGGGATGTCCTGACCTCTTCTGGTACTTGGTCTTATCAGTCAATGAAAGTTCGTCCTCAGCAATTGAACTCTATCTTTGAACCTCAAGTTTCAGGTCAGAATTGTTCCGTTGCTTACGACCAGCTTTTATGTAATGTTAATTTCCAAGTTTATGCTGTGCAGAATTTGGACAGAAATGGTTTACCTTATTAATGTATTGATTATGAGAAGTTTTGCGTATAAAAATGAGAATTTTGAAAAGAATTCGTATGTTCCTGAGCTGAAGGAAGGCAATCCGTGTTATCAGGCTTCTGTTTATGATCCGGTTATGTATGATGAGACTCCTGACGGTGATCTGATTCAATGTGATATGACTCAGATCCTTTTAAATCAAGAAAAGTATCGTCGTTTGCTTGGCGATATGAACGTCAATGATATCCTTGCTCAAATGCATCCTACTCAATCTACTGTGATGGACGGCATGACAGATGAGGAGCGTTTTGCTTGTGTTATCTCGCGTCATTGCCAGACAATGTCTGAACGTCAGGCTGTGTTGAATCAATTGTCTCAGGAGAAATCTGAATTGACTGCATACGCCCAGGCTATGCTGGCAGAGGAACAGGCAGCGCCATCTACGGATTCCGCCCCTGCCGCTAGTGCACAATGAGGTTTTTAGAAGTAGGAGAGAGTATGCTCTCTCCTAGAAATGAACATCACTTTCTTGGTGCTGCTATTAGTGGTATTTTTGGTACATTGCAACAGTCTAGCGCTAATCGTGCTAATTTTCGCAATACTCAGACTACTAATCAGTTTAACATGAAGGAAGCTCAGAAGCAGCGTGATTGGCAAGAAAAGATGGTTGATGAATCGCGAGAATATAATTCTCCCGAAGCTATGATTTCTCGTGGTTTAAATCCGTTTATATCTGGTTCTGCTGCTCTGACTGGTGCTGGTTCAGGTTCTTCACCTTCTGGTGCTCAGGCTTCTGCTGTCAATCCTATTCCGTATCAGGCTTTTCATCCTGACTTTTCGAGTGTGGATACTGCTTTGGCTTCATTTGC